TTATTCATTCCAATTCCACAATCCTTGTCTTCCTCTCACTGAGATTCGTTCTATCTGCTTTACATTCGTCAATTTCCAAGCGAATCGCCCTAGTTCATACCATCCAAAAGCGTATTCATTTCCCTCTATCCGGTGGTTTGAATCTCCAGCTAAGGCATAAAAGCCAGAATGTGCTTTCACTTGCAAGCACTCTGTAATCAGGCATGTCGCAACAATAGCTCCAGTCGGCAGGTCATCCGCGGTTAATCCATATTTGGCTAAAACAGATCGAAATGGCTCCTGCTTACATGCGTCCTTATCCACCTTCTTGCCAGCATGGATTGCTAATTCTCCTCGATATTTCGTGCGCCAGCCCCGGGTCTCGAATTCCTTTTCTCCTAGGGTAATAAGCGTAGCCCATGGTTGATGTATCGTAATTGCCTTCACTCTTCCTTCCTCCTCAAAAAACAATCAATCTCAAATCTTACGTCTTGGTCATGTCTCTCTTTGCCCGTCTCTCCCAGTCCATTGCACGACGGACAAAATTCTAATCCCTCTTGTATCATTATTACACACTGCTTGTCTATTTCTTGGCAAAAAATTTCTGACCCCACTGCTCATTCCATTTTCATTCTTATCTGAACGCCCGAGCATGCACAATAACAATTTCTTCGCTGCCTCATCTTATTTACATATCCTGAAATGAATTTGGAAATTGCTTCAGTAGGGAATTTTTTATTACTTTCCGGATCGGAGAAAGCCCTTGCTCCTTTTAAAGCTACAATAGCGACCTTGGTTATAGATTCTCTGGATGAATTTGCAGCATATTTTAAAGAAAACGGTTTTCCATTCATTCGAAAGCCTAAACAGGTGCCAACAGGAAAAAACATGACTGTCCAGCATCTTGATGGAGCTATTGTTGAATACGTTGAACATAGTCGTTAACCCTGTCATTCGGAAGATTCAATAAAACAGCTAGCCCCAAGCCTTCAAGAAGTTGAGAAAAAGCCCTCAAAAGAGGACTTTCCTCATCATTTGAATCACTTTTTGAGGTGTCTACAGAGCCAAAAGCTCAGATTCTCAATAGGTAAAATATCCAAGAAGATTGATTGGAAAACCTGCATTATTTATATACTTTACAGTGTATGTTCCAGGTTGTAGACAAAATTGTTTTGAAGTAGTTCCCATTGAATATATCCCATCAAAAAAATAAATTTGTCCATTGTCCCCTATTATATTAACAGATGTGTTAAAAGAGCCACTTCTTTGAGGATCGGATGGAGTTTGATTAACATTGAGCGTCCCACATAATGTAGAACCAACAGTCGCCCTTATTGGTGCATCTCTCCAATAGCTGTTAGCTTCTAAGCCATTATGCCAAAAATTAAACAAATAATTTTCGAATGGATGCACTTTTTGTTGTTGAACAGCCTCAACTGATTTACTAGGCGCTGCTTGTACAGAAGGAACTAATGCGAATACCATCATTACGGCTACCAAGCCTTTGAAAGCTCTTTTTTTCATATTCATGCCCTCCTATATTTTACATTTTATTACATTTATAGAATATAATACATAACATTAGATAACAATATATTTTTTCAAAAAATCTAATGAATGAAGCAATTGCAAATCATCGTACTATAAGTGCATCACTACTACATTCAAATGGAATTTTTAAAGAGCTCAAGCTTTCACTTTATAAACGTAAAAAGACGCTCCTAAATAAAAGGGCGTCTTTTCTTTGGGCAAAGGAAATAACGATTAAATAAACATAGGTTTATTTAATAAGAGAGCTATTTTAAAATTCCAGGCATTTTTTATCCCAAGGCACCGGGTTATTCCTCTGCTTAAATTATACCTATCACTTAAGTAAAACAGCCAATCCCTGAGATGGGATATCCGGCATGTGTCTTTCTACAGAGATGAAAATGCCTTTAGTGAGAAAATCCTTTAAAAATATAATACTTTCCATATATATTTTACCGAAGAAATAACTCAAATTTTAGACAACAAAAAGAGGACAAAAAAGTTTCGTCCCCAATCTATCCCCAAGTTAGTATTTTTTAGAGCCTGTACTAGTAAATTAAACAACCCTGTTACATCAAAAAAAGCCTTGATAATCAAGGCTTTTAACGTTTCTGTTATGGTGATCCGGACTGGGTTCGAACCAGCGACCCCCACCCTGTCAACAGTGGGAGTCGTAAAATCCGCTCATTCAGTCCGTGATGGTACAACCATACGTTTCGTACAAACCGCATTGTAGAGCCATTTTGCAAAATAACCAAAACGATAGGTTGAACCTAGTTTAGCGGGTGTCACCAAAATGGCACCAAGGAAAACTAGGACTTGGCACCAAATTTGTCACCAACAAAAGGCCCTCCAAAGCCAGTAGTGATGCGCCCTACAACGATGTTTTATGACTCAATCTGTGTCCCCAGTCATGATAAACAAATACGCTATGTCCATTATTAATCAGGGGGACTCCACAGATGGATGTTCCATTGTTTAAGTTATTGGGTTGATCTTCAGACTCCTACACTGACAGTGTGGTATGTGCAGTGTCCTGCAATGCACCAAAGTGTCCGAAAGCCTGCTGTAGTGCGGGTTTTCGGACTTCGTTCTGTTTTGATGTTACCTTGAATTTCCGATGATAATCTAAGGTTCGTGATCATAATTGTTATCACAAGATTCTGCTGCGGCACAAATACATTCGCTCTACAGTCGTAGGCACATATTAATGTCACCTGAAGGATCGCCCGTAGTAAACTCGATTAACCCCATACTCCTTCATCAAGAATTACTGGGTCACGACTACTGTTTTTAACAATTCCAGTGCATTTTCCTCGCTTGGATCATTCGTTCCCAGTTCACCACGAAAAGCACGAGCAAGGATTGCTTTTTTCATTTGTTCTATTTTATCAATAACATCTATAATTCCATTAGCATACTTTTCACTGTCAAATAGTCTATTTAATATTCGTACTATCTCTTGTTGCTCTTCAAGTGATGGGACAGGCAAAGTAAAAGCTGCTATTTTTTTTGCATTAATATTCGACTGATTGACACCATCGCTTTTCACAGCATTACAGTATTCTTTTGCTCGAACTGAGTTCATAACATAGTTCAGATATTCGCCATTGATCTGGTTGTCGTATTTTAGCCTTATAATGTAACCAGCAAATATAGCAGGGTATTCCCCCCTATAGATCGATGTTTTCCCTACTAACTCTGGACTGTTCGTTCTGTTAAAAAGCACATCTCCAGGCTGAAGTAAATACTTACCTATATCTTCTTCATCGTTTGAATAGGCGAGTTTATTCCAATCAATCTCTCCATCCTGAAGATTGCCCATACGTATAACTACCACTTTGCCTTCATTGGAAGACTTCTTTGATGTACCATACTGTAACGAAGTACATACATCACCTAATTCCTTGTCTACCCAACTATCCATACTCACGCCATGCTCTTCACGCCACTTCGCAGTGAGCTCCCCTGTAAACGCTTTGTGTAGAATAGCAGCTTTACGTGTTTCAAAGCTATCTAAAGCATTTTGTGCCAGTTCCTTTGCCTGATCAAGATTAGCAAACAGGCCTTCAATTCGGTCAACGATACGTTGTTGCTCTGTCAAAGGTGGGAGGGGAATAGCACTCAGTTCCATCTTTCGCTTAGTAATGTGTTGCAATCCTGAACCATGACCAGAAATTTTGATTCTATCTGTTTCTGCCGTTAACCAGTAGTATAAATAATCTCTACAGGTTAAACGAGATGGTATAACCTTCCATATATGATAATGATATATTACTTTTTGACCTTTCCATATAAATGGGCCAAACGAAGCAGACCAAGCAAATAACAGGTCATTATTATCACAATATTTATTTTCATCTAAGTCTAAATCGGAATAATACCATGAATTATTTGTGAATAAATTTCCTACACGTAATACAGGTGTTTTACCTTGTTCCAATAATTCATCTTGTTTATACGCTCTACCATTTAAGAACGTTGAAACTTGTCCCAATTGTACCCAAATCCAATTCGCTGGAACTTCATATGGCTGCTCATCCTCAGCTACCCACACCTGTTCTAATATTTGTTCAGTAGATAAACTCTGCTTCATCCCTCTAGCCATTAGCGACTAACCTCCAATGACTTCAGTTCCTTCACAACGCTCAAGATCAAGTCAACGGCTTCTTCAAGCTGCGCTACGACTTCTTCACCACTCTCAATCGGGTCTGGGAGGTCATCATAGTCCAGGACGCTATCATCACGAATAAGCCCAATGCCAAGACTGTTACTCTTCTCATGAATTTGCTCACGAGTGAATACATTCCAACGTTCATCCTGCACCTTTCGACGATCTTCCGCAGTATATGCCGCGATAAATGCATCAAAATGCTCTGCCTTGAGCGGATTTGTTTTGCCGAATGAAGGCATGTTGGTACGTAAATCATAGAACCAGACCTCTTTAGTATTGTCCTTATCGGACTTGCCGCGCGTAAAGAAAAGTACATTGGTTTTCACACCCTGTGCGTAGAAGATACCAGTAGGCAGACGCAAAATCGTATGCAAATTACACTTGTCCATCAAGTCGTTACGGATGGAGGCACCATCACCTTCCGCAAATAATACGTTATCTGGGAGGACGACAGCTGCACGTGCTTCATTGTTTGCTTTCAAGCTACGATAGATATGTTGCAAGAAGTTTAACTGCTTATTCGAAGTCAGGTAAGTAAGATCGTCACGTGTCGCACGTTCGCCGCCTCTTTTCGTTCCGAACGGCGGATTCGTGAGTACCACATCGAAATCTTTCATCGACTTCCCTTGGTTGGACAGCGTATCGCAAAGCTTAATTGGCCCTTCAATATCATGCAGCATAGCGTTCATCAAGGCCAACCGATGGGTTTCATGTACAAGTTCAGAGCCTGAGAAAGCATCTTTTCGCTGGAACTCCTGCAATTCTGGTGATAGAGCAAACAGATCATCTGTCTGATCCTTTACATAGCGGTCTGCGGCGATCATAAAACCGAATGTACCGCAAGCTGGGTCATTGCACCGTTCGCCTGGCTGTGGAGCTACAAGCTTCGTCATAACGTCGATTAAGACGCGAGGGGTAAAGTACTGCCCTGCTCCAGACTTTTTCTCATTCGCATTCTTCTCAAGCAAGCCTTCGTACAGGTTTCCTAGCCCTTCTTCTTTAGCAGAATACCAATCGAGCGCATCAATTGAAGTAATGAGCTTCTCCAGGTTCTTGGGCTCATCGATATTCGAGGAAGCACCTGCATAAATCTCACGTACTCGACCTTTGGTATCCTCGCCTAAGTGGTTAAGCAGCTCCTTATAAAATTTCTTAAGTTCAATGCCCTTTGGCTTAAGCAGTTGATCCCAACGGTATTGCTCTGGAATTTGCTCTTCCGTCTCAGTTTCTTTTGCCATCTTTAAAAACAGGATATAGGTAAGCTCCGTTACATATTGATGATACGTAATGCCGTCATCTCGGAGAACATTACATAAGTTCCATAATTTAGATACGATCTCTTGGTTGTTCACGCTGATTGTCCCCCATCTTCAAATAAATACTGATTCAAGTCTGTAATAATGGTATCAAGCTTTTCGCGGAAAATCTTATTGATGCGATTATATCCACCTTGATTCTTAAATGCACCCGTGTTAAATAGATCACGGTCCAGAATCGGCTCGTGTAACAATACCGTTTCGATACGCTGAAGCCAATCCAGCTCCATTTTATTAAAAGAATGCTTCCCCTTGAGCTTCGCAATCGCATGCTTCATGCGCTCTTCTCGGCTGATTAATGCAGATCCCAGCGCTTCTTTACGAATAAAGCTAATAATGTCAGCTGTGATGTCCTCATTGGACAGCTGCTTCCAAGCGGTATTCAGCTGTTGCTCTGTAAATCCTTCTCGATCTAACTCCAAACGCAAGCTCTTCAAGCTTTCACGAGTAAGATCGCTTGGCCTTGAACAAACGACTTGGAGCGCTGCGATTTTATTCATGTTGTTCGTAATAAATGCCTTGAACTCATCCAAGTAATCTTTCGGTTTTAAGCCTTTGCCATAGCCGCGTTCATGAGAAACGAGCTCATCCTCTTTATCCGAAATCACCACAGATCTTGGCTTACTGCTGCCACCTTCATTCATGATATCGAACACTTTCCGATGAGCGAGTACATAGGCTTTGGCTTGCTCAACTGACATGTGTTTGACTTTCTCGATGAACTGGTCTGGCGTGTCTCCTTGTGCAATATCTCGGAAATGAGCCATGGCATCTTTTGTCATGCTCCGCTTCTTACGCTGCATCTTGGCAACTATGAGATCAATTTGATTTTGCAGCTGTTTCTCAGTCGGCAGAACTTCAAGTCCACCCAGCAAATCGTCAAAAGATGAGGTAGGCTGGTTCACCACATGCTTCATCGTATTAACATCCTCAAGGGATTCATACACGCCCACAGGATCGTAAATCTCAAAGTGTGTCTTGCCGATTTCTGGGCAGAGACGTGTTGCACGACCCATCATCTGTTCAAAGAGGATACGTGACTTGACCCGTCGCATAAAGACTAGATTAGCAATCTTAGGCACATCAATGCCTGTCGTTAAGAGATCGACTGTCACGACGAGATTAGGGTAACGCTCATTTTTGAAACGTTTGATCGCTTCCTGGACTTTCTTAGGATTACCGCCGCCGATGCTACCTGTGATCTTCATGACAGCATCGTTGTCTACACCGTATGGCTCATAAATCTCTTTAAGCAGCTTCACGATAACATCGGCATGGCTATCATCAACTGCAAAAATGAGTGTCTTCGCGTCGCCTTCTGGATTAATATCCTGAGCAATCTCGGTCAATACGGTGCGATTGAAGTTCTCTGTAATGACCTGACGATTAAACTTCTCCACATCGAATTTTAACTCATCATCCAGCTCGCCACTATTTGTAATTTCTCCCGTTACAGGATCGTAAATCGGGACGACTTCACCTTTCTGGTAGGTGATTCCATCTTTGCTTAGCTTGGTGACAATCGTATGCGGTGCATCATGATCAACAAGGTAGCCTTCGACTACTGCACGACGATAGGTGTAATTAAAAACGGGCTGTCCAAAAATCCGCGTCGTTTGAATGGCTGGCGTAGCCGTTAAGCCAATTTTGACCGCATTAAAGTAGTCGATGACCGCACTATACTTACTCATGTAATCTTCCTGATTACGGTATAGCAGCTCATCGTCGCTCATTTCCTTGTCTAAAATATAGCCGCGGTGCGCTTCATCTACAATAATAAGGTCATAGTCGGAGACAGCAGGAATGATTTCTCCCTCATTATAGAGTACACGTTTGACCAAGCTCTGTACGGTGGCGACATGCACCTTGGTCTCTCTATCGATGTCTTTGTCGCTGAGCTCCTTGATGTTGTAGATGTTATCTAATGTCATGAGCTCTTCGATTTTGACTTCCTTGAACACATCCTGTGCCTGTTCTCCAAGCGAGGTACGGTCAACAAGGAACAAGATGCGTTGGAAACGGCCAGATTTCAAGAAACGATACAACATTCCCAAAATCGTTCGCGTCTTACCTGTTCCCGTAGCCATCGAAAGCAGTACTTTGTCCTGTCCATTGATAATGGCTTGTTCTGCGGATTCAATCGCTTCAATCTGGTATTCGCGAAGGTTGAGGCCATCTGGGTCACGCAGCAAATCGTATGGTGTTGCACCCAAGGCTTGATCGGCTGTATCCGTATCTTTGTTCAGCAACTCCATAATACCATCGGGACTCATCCAGCCTTGAAGGGCTTTGGAGATATTCGATTGTTTACGCACATCGAGGAACCAGATCCCTGATTTAGTCTCAAGCTGCTTCAAATACTTCCGACCGTTGGTTGCAAATACAAATGGTACTTTATACTGACTCCAATTACCCACCTGATAAGCGGCATGTTCTTCACTTACGGATTGTGCATATTCCTTGCACTGGTTATCGATTACGGATGGAATATCGGTGTACTGACGCTTCGCTTCAATAATGCCGACTATTTGAAGCCCAACGAATAAAGCGTAATCGGCAAAACCAGATTTACCGCTGGAATTGCGTGTCGGCCATTCAGCAATTGCAAGGTTACGGCCTTTTTGTGGTCGAGTGCCTTTCGAATATCGCAAATGAACCGTATCTGCTTCCCATCCAACCTTGCGTAGCTGCTCGTCGATAATGTACCTCGTCTGCGCCTCGGAAAGTTGAAGCTGCTGGGCTGCGCGACTTCCTCTTGAGGTACGTTCCTCAATCGTCATCGTTTGGGCTACTTTAGCTTGTTCAGCAAGCTTCGTCAGCTCTTCAATCTTAGCTTCTTTCTCACGAAGGATCGCTTCGTAATCAACCTTAGCTTGAGACTTTTCAAGAGGCAAAGCAAACCGCTCTGGTTTATACTGCCAGTCCCCATACGTTTGCATAAACCAAATGTTTAACTCGTGGGCCATACCCATAAGAACTTTACACTGTTCTAGCGAATCGTAATTCGCATGCACGGCTTTATTCCGAGCCATACGCAAGCTGTATAAGATATCATCAATTTCGCGTGGTAGCAGTCCTTGACCCTTCAATAGCTTAATCCGATTTGCATGCGTGTTGTCGTAGCTTGGAGATTGAATGCCATCGAGCTGCATCATGAGGTTGACGATCGTTTCGCCCATTAATCCTAACTTGATCAAGCATGAATTAGGATCCGAATAAAGATATTCTTCAGCGGTTGCGCCTATTTGAGCAAGTACAGGAAAGTTACTGTCTAAGAATGTAAAATTAGACTCCATTCTTCTCCTCCTCAAGTACTGATAAGATACATTTATCTGTTTTCGCATATACAAGAGCATGAATATGTCTTAAGCACTATACCTATTTCGCTATAAAGACGACAAGTTCCTTCGATCAAGTATGGACAATAATGTAATAATACAAGAGAGCACCGAATTTAGTTGATCCATTTACTTTTCAATCAATGGTGATCATATCTGAGTTCTCTATATTCGGTCAAAAGAAATAAGCACCCTTTATGGAGTGCTCATTTGTTGCGAATTGTTGCTATATAAAAAATAGAAAAAGCACCACACACCAACATTTGTAAATCAAAGAGAGGAGGGAGCCTAGTAATTTTTCAACATTTGTGCACACTGTATTCATCATCAACTTATTGACTTTACTGTTCTTGCTTCATATTCCTCTCTTGTTATTAAAACCTTCCTTGCCTTACTCCCTGCATGTTCTGAAACTAAACCTTCGTCTTCCCAAGCCACGAGTCAAAGAAAAACACCCTTGGGTCTGTATAAAATATTGACATTGTCTATCAAAAATCTACGTATTCAGACTCCCCCTTGACACTCCCTAGATCGGATTGTAAGATAGCCCGCAGGAAATAGTCGTTATTTGTCTTTCCAAACGAGCAAGACGTCTAGTAACCTTAGTACGGTTTTCTGATCATCTAGGTTTCTACTCTGTACTCTATTTATGATTTGTGAAAGAACGAATGTATCTTCCGCCGCTGTAGTGGATGTCTTAGAGGAATTTTTAGCGGAAGCTATTGAAATTGCAAATACTTCATTACTTTCAAAAGTAGCTAAAAAATTCCTTGAGAACCCAAAGAAAGATACGTACACCTTATTAGAAGAGTTGTATAACCTAACAGCTCCTCTTAAAGACAATGAAGTGAGACTATCACTTTACAATACCATTATTAAGTACGCTAGGACATACGGGATATCTCTATACATAGCTAAAGGGTTATATCGAAAGTATATGATCGAGAGAGAAGATTTAAAACATTTAGAGGAATCATTTAAAGTTGGCGAAGAAAGTTTACATTATGTTGATTTTCTTTCCCAAGAAGAAAGAATTACTCTTTACTATAGAACGGCACTACATGCACATAATATAAAAAAATACAGTGATTGCATTAAAATAGCTCAAATTGGATTTGAAGAGGATACAACAATGAGCGGATTAAGAGAACGTGTAGCATTAGCTGTATGTAATTCATTTATGAATTTAGGCGATTATGCTACTTTGGAAGATCATCTTATCTTATTTGAAAAAACGGGTTACAAATTTATTATAGAACGCAAAAAATTTTTCCTCGCGATCATCCTTTCTCGAACAGGAAAAGTAATTGAAGCTATACCATTACTTAGGCAATGTTTGAATGAGGCAACAAAAAGCAACTTACTTCACAGAATAAATGAACTTTTAGAAGCTTTATTCAGAATTAATGATCTTGATTCAATTGGAAAAATTATTGAATCAGAAGAAAAAAAGCTAACATTTCAAGAAATAACTCCTTATCAAGCGTCAGAACTAGGGCAATATTTTAAACTAAAAGGTAATTATCTTATTAAACGTGGACTTTTCGATGAAGGAATGGAGGCTTTTCTACAGAGTATTAATTATTATGGAAAAATCAGTGCGTTCGAAGATATCGCTAAATGTACAGATGGAATTTTTTCCTACCATTGCTCATATAAAAAAGTAATGACATTGGAACTGTTAGGAAAAATCAACCACGTGTATAATACATTTATCACCAGAAATAATCAGGGGGTAGAGTTATGAAAAAGTTCATTTCATCAGCATTTATAATTTTTGCAATTGCAAGTTTTTCTCTGCATTCTATGGAAATCATTCCTACAAAACATGGGTTTTCTTCTTTGCAGATTAATAACATAAAAACATACAGAGATGATCCTGGGCATTAAATTAAAGCGCTATTGATAAGCGTTTTTTTTTTGAACAAATTTTGTTGAGCGTTTCAATTTTTTTCTATTTTGTAGAAAAAACAATACGGTTGGTAAAATATTGAACAGGAGGAAGAAAGGAGGGTTTGGAATTGTTTTTTTAAAATTCAAAAGGACGTTCCCCTAGCCATCAAACTAATTGGAACGCCCCTGTCGTGAATAACAAAAATTGTTATTCGGATTAATTGTATCACTCAAATAAAGGAATGTGAAATGGAAAATACCCAATCGAAAGATGATCTACAGAAGCTTATAGAAATCCTCCGCAAAGAATTAGCACAATTGTATTTCAAAAAAGGCTCGTTAGTACACCCAGCCGTACTACAACTGAGCCAGCAACTAGATGAATACATTGTAATGTTTGAGAAGCTTAGATACTAGTTGGTCGATATGAATAAGCTGTACGGGAAACTTTACGAAACCCAGTAGGGGGAATAATTAAAAAGCCGTTTTTCAGCTATTCACTAAAGACCTCCTAGGGGGTTTACAACATGTTAATATGAGACAATTCATTTCCTTTAGTTGAAAATGAAAAACGAAAAGGAATCAATTTTCGATCAGGTATAGGCGATGTTGGCTAAAAAAATGCTACTCGGATATCGCTACTACAACTCTAATGCTATAAAAGCCAGGTGGAAACAATTGAGAAGAGAAAATGCTTTATCTTCTCCAATCATAAACATCCTTTGTTACATCTAGTTCATGTCCATTGATTATGACTGTTTTGTTATCCACCCAACTGATTGAAACAGTATCCATTTTAGAATCCCAGTAGATATTGTTTTTTTCCCCCGAACTATTTGTCACAACTTCAGCTCGGATCGAATCGGGTACTGTGGCTCCACCTTCAACTATGTAGGCATTTACGCTGTACTTTTTATCAGGTGATGCTACTGTATGAATTAATTTCCCTTCTGGAAGATTATACATTGCATAAAAGAAATGATAGAACAAAGCTCCAATCACTAAGAGTATTAAAAGCAATATACTAATCGCCCACTTCCATTTGTTCACAAATACCCCTCCTAATTAACATCTAAGAAAGTAGATACCTTATTATATAGAATATAATGTAAAGTGAGGAATTAAAATGAAAAAAATTACAGCTTCATTATTGTCAACATCTTTAGTATTTTCTTTAGGTACTACTGTTATGGCTGATAATTCAGATAACAGATTGATATCTGAAAGTCGGGCTACCAATGCAGTCGAACCATATCGAGAGCCTACGGAAGATATCACTACAGAATTTGCTAAAAAAATGAGAGATAACGCCGCGTATATGGCTTATTACGCAATGAATGAAGAAAAACAAGGAACGTATCCTTTGGCTACTGGTAAAAAATTTGCATCAAAGGTTAAATCCAGAGGCGAATGGGATTATAAAAGAGAATACGGAACAAGAACTAGCTATTATTTTGACGGCCATTTTCTGTATGGTGAAGACCTTGGGAATATGCATTATGGCTTTGTAGGACGAGCAGCAGGCTTCAGTAAAAAAATTCTTCAGGTTGCCGCGGGTGCTGTTCAGATTTATTCCGGTACATCTTATATAGGGTGGTATGACTCTTATTTTGATGATCCAGAAGATCAAGAGTGGATCATTTTCGGGATTGATATGTTTGACGATAATTCATTGCCTACGGTAAGAAGTTTAGTTGAAACTTTATCGGATGAAGAAAAAAAGGCAATTGAAGAGGAAGTAAAGAAAGATGTTGAAGAAATAAGAAAAGAAAAAAGAAACGGGATGTAATGTTTCCATTGCCCTTAGTAGTTGTCACATGTAAATAAGCTGTACGGAAAACCTTGTATAACAAAATAAAGCCGTGGTTCAGCTATTCCTTATGGGCAATTATATTGATCGAGAATAAGGAACGTGTGTAGGTTTAAATGTAAAAATATCCCTTTATTGAAAATATTTAGAAAAGAGGTTATACTTTATGATGAGCAAAAAGTTAATTAAAGGAATTGCAATTTTATCTACTGTTGGGTTTCTAGGGACTGCTATAGCTCCGGCGACCAGCGCGTTTGCCCAAGAAAAAGTGTCGCAATCAGTTTCTTACCAAACTCCAATGTCACAAAAAGAAATGGATAAGATCATCCAAGAAACTGCTAAGGAAATTTTAGAAACTGCACCAAGAGTAGTAGTAAAAGAGCCTGCATAACTTGAAGCTCAGGGTTTTGTTTCTCTTGGAACAAAGCTACTGAAATATTTTGGGAAAGGGTATGTGAAAAAAGAGTTACCGAAAAAGATGTATTCTAAATTCCCTGATATTTTAAAAGAAAAACTTTCTGAAGAGAAATGGCTTACTCTTTGGAATGGCGTAATTTTATTGGGTCCATTAGAAGAAGTACGTGAAACTGTAACCAAAGCCCTGGAGCCATATGTTTGGGGGTGGGTTGCAAAAACTTACGGTTATATTGCAGAAGGTATCGTTTACGCTATCATTTAATAAACAGAAAGGAGATAAGATGAACACAGAGACTTTAAAGTTGGTTCTAATTATCTTTTCTGTATATGCTACTATGCAAATTACAAAGGATATGAATATAGCTGATAATTGGTTTATCAGAGAGCCTGTTCGTTACTTAATTAGCTTCGTAGTAGCCGTGTTTGTTTCTATCCTTTTGGATAAGATTTATAAAAAAAAGGATAAAGAAGAGTAGCTGACCCTTTCTGAAAAAAACATTATGTAGAAACGTCCGAATCTCCCTCGTATTCGGACGTTTTCTCGTTTTATTAATAACTGTTTACTTTTTATTCTGCGGCTCCTGTCCACTTGCAATCCTTACCCGATCTGCCAGCTCCCCAGAGGATTGGCCTAGAAACGGATATTCACGAAATTTAAAACGCCGAGCCTATATCGAATATAAATTCGGGCGAGTTGTCGGCATCTACTTGCCTAAACCCTACTTCTCTACAAGGAGTGCATCTCTCTAGCCAGCACATATAGAACGGCCCTTGAGGTACGGTGGTTCGATTAGGACCATCCCACCTATTTCCAAAAGCGTCCTCTGCGTAGAAAAAGAACCTTAGCCCCCGGGTATCACCCTCCTTGAGCAATCTTCGCCTGCCAGGCTCCAAAGTCCACCAGCCAAACTTATTTCAACCATTACAGTTAGGATCAAAAAGACTGAAGACAGCATATACAGTTCTTGGGGTATTGTTACCAAAAAAAATAGACATCGTCTTCGCTCCTTTCCTTGTTAAATTAATTCACGATATATTATTATGAAAAATTTAACAATGGGTGTCTTACATCACCATCAAGTAATGATAAAGTTGTTTCCCCATGACGAAAAAATGATTTTAGCCAAAAGTAACATTTTTTCTTGTTTTGTGGATAGTCTATTCTATTTAATTGATAGGTGTTTGGCGGAACCTTTTAAGAGTTGTATGTTTTGAGGTGCTTGTCCACTAGCGACCCTTAGTTCATCTGCCAATTCCCTAATCCTAACAGCCTTATCCTTCATACCCATTTGATTATAAAAAGCCCATTGCCCCTGTAAATGGCTAATAATTTCGTTTGCTATCTCTAGTTTCACTGTTGTTTCCTCCTTCATAATTGCATCCCAAAAATCTTTTTCCATACAGTTCATGTCTACATTACCGTTAATACCAGACACTTTCCCACAATCGGAATACTGGAATACCGCCCAGCGGCTCCATGTAGGATTTAGCATAGGTTGGTTTGTATTATAATGGGCCACCCATAAAGGAAAGCCAGCAAGAGCTTTCCCAAGGTTTCTTTTTGCAAAATAAGCGCCTGTATAAATCATAGGCGTTTTTCCTGTATGGCCCTTAACATGGTTAAGAAACGCTAGACAAAACGCTGTAATCTGCGCAGGTGTTAATCCCTTGTCCGTCTCAATATCAAGCACTAACGGCATATCACACGGTAGTCCTTTGACCGTTTGAAAAAAATGGTCCGCCTGTACCTGGGCAGATATATCGGGGTGGGCAAAATGATAATAGCCTACCTTGATTCCGGCTCTATTGGCTTCCTGAGCATTTTTTTTTAGCTTCCTATGCTAGTCCCTTCTGTCGCCTTGATAAAAGCGTACTTCACGCCGTCAGACGCAACCTGATTCCAATTAATTTCCCCTTGCCATTTAGACACGTCTATACCCTTGATATTGGTTGTATTCTTTGCTTGCATTACTTACCATCTCCTTTATCTTTTAAGACCTCTACAGCTCGTTTAACTACGTTTGGTACTGGTAATCCGATACGTCCAGCGTTCTCTAAAATAGACAGTAGCTCGTTAGCCATATAGAAAAAGATCGTTGCACTACGAATCACATGTTGATCCCCTAAAGCAGTATCCAGCATGTGAGCAATAGCAACGATCCCAAAAATAAAAAGCTTTCTTGCTATCCCGATGAGTCCAATTTTGCTTTTTAACTTTCCTTCTGCTGCTCCTGCCGCTATGGTCTTTATGGCAGCAGGTAAATGATAACGTCATTTCTACCTGTTTTTGTGCGTGAACCTCTAGCGTATCGGCTGTGGGTACATACTTTTCAATAGGCATAGGTGACTTATCTTTATAAGGAGTCACATACTTGTACGTTATAAATGGATAGGGGGGGTGATCTCCTGAGCCATCGGCTGCAATGACCTTGATTCCCAGGGATTTTGCCATTCCTGTAATGACGTTTTGTTCAAATTGCTTGTAGTTAATCAAATGGACTCACCCTCTTTAATACATAACGATAGCAGTCTGCATACGCGGTAAAGTCGGTTGGTTCTTCTACTCGATAGCTGTTACCAGCATAAGTAACTTCACTGTGCAGCTCTATCGGATCAAGGCAATATAAAAGGTGATCGGATAAAGTAAACCGACCACCTTGCTCCATTACAATGCGCATAGGCATAGGAACAATTGCCCCTGTACGCTGCTCATTTTTTTCCGTCCCTTCCATCCAACGCCCCGTGTCGTCATAGTCTCCTTTTGTTTTAACTTCCACTTCAAACGTTGTAGTAAATCGGTTAAGTAAGCCGCTGAATTGAAAAATCCTTCCGTTTACCATCTTGTCACCTCAAATTCAAGTGAATCAATCAATTTTTTCTCATCAAGCAAAGGGTTGTTGCCACCTTTTGACTTTTGTGTGAGTGGTTCGTTTTCCTTAAATGATCCAGACTGCATATGACTTTTTACATCTGCGGTTAGCTTTTTAGCAGCATTTTTCATGGCTTGCTCGGCTGTAATCCGGCCTTGTAGAGTATCGTCTAGCAGCTTTTCCATTTCACGTAAAAGAGTTGGTTCACTTTTTTCATAACCAGCACGCAAAAAGGAGCGCTCAGGAATGATGATAAATTTTTTGTCTTTTTTTAATGGCATTCTAAGGGCAAGAAAAAGACCTCTGACCTTATCCGTCACAGGTATCTTCGCCCCGTATTCATTAAAAATAGCAATCAACAATTGCTCTCTATCTTGCAAATAACCTACTTTCGCCCGTGTTTTGGATAGTTCAGCTACTTGTTTTTTCACCTTTCGTAGCGTCTTTTTATCCTCACGTACTTTCACATTCACACGCATTAGACCCACCTGCTTACATAAGGCGATAGTAACGCAACTACATGAAGTGGCAAATGGGAGGCCGATGCTTTTTTCTCCTGTCTATATTTCACATGCATGACATCTAAACGTTCTGATTCAATCCCCTGGACTCTTGTAGACTCGTGTAACAAGTCCTTTACCAGAAGAATACAAGCCATTTCAATTGCTTCTGGTAACGTCTGGGCTTGTCTTCCGTTGCTTCCCCAGGCAAGACATAACCGCCATTATACGTAATTTCAATTCCATGCTTACCAGCAGGAAACCCATATGGACAATAAATACTTCCCTGAGATTTAAGTAATTTGTAGGGGAGGGAGCCACTAGGCCCTTTTACATGATATATGTCATGGATCGGGAGGTGCAAAAGGTTAATCGTATGTCGTCCTCCGTCATGATATTCCGTGTAGTCTTGTTTCCTAAACTTCCGCTTGCAATAGGCTTCTATTTGCTGAGAGGCCACCGTAATGTAGGGGAGAAGGAGCGTATCATTTACAATGCTTCCCCTCATACCTAGCATTTGTTTGGCCTTTTCTAGGGTGGTTAGCATTTCTTACCACCTACTTGTTTTCTGTTGATTTTGCTGTTAAATCAAGTTCACCAAATACCGCAGCTTGATCGTCACGCTGAATTGCTCGGACATCTAGGGTATTGCGTTTAAATGCGTCCCCACCAGTTTCAGTTGACGCAAGCTCCATTTGCTCGCGTTTGAACAGTACAATAGCCTCTTTCAAATTACCGATAATGCAAGGTGCTTTTTTGGCTGTGGTTGGTAAGAATCGGTTCGACACTACAACCACCGATTTTCCAAACAATGTTTTACGGGTAGACTGCGTAGAGTCGGGCTGTAGTAAATACTTTCCTTCGTTGTCTTTGAGTTTGTCCAAATGATTATATCCGTCTTGGTTTGTCAAAATGATAGCACCAGCAGAAATAGCAGGATCAAGGTCAACGTTAAGAACGTCTTTGATGTCGTCCACTTCTTTTAATGTTTTTTTCTTTAGTGCTTTTAACTTCTCTAAAATAAGACTATTTCTCGTTATCTTAGATTTTTTTCCAAGCCATTTAGTTACGTAAGCAATAATGTTTTGATCACTATCTTGTAGCAAGCTGCGGGACAAAGGGAGGATACCTGCTCGATCCTTTACTGCATAGTTCAATTTTCCGAATTTAGGGTTGTCCGTTTCATTAATTAGTCCCATTTCATCCACTTCAGCAAACGGAACCATATCGGCGTTTTTTTCCAAGACACGGGAACCGGAACGGGTATTTACAGGCTCAACCGTAACAAATGGCTCCAAAGCATCAAAAGAACGTGACAGCTCGTTGATTTTTGTTTGGATATCCTGCGGGATAATTAAATTTCCATCCTCTTCCGTTAAACCTGACATTGCACGCTCTTCCATTTTTACCTTTTCAAGTACCTCACGTTCTTCACCCGTAAGACTTTTATTGCGCAAACCCTTCATAAAAACATCACGGTATTTAATCGCATCTTCTTCGCCTCGTGCCTCTTGTACTGGCTCTGTTTTAGGCGGCTTCATGTTACGTAGTTCCTCCATTAGATCAAGCTGTTTCCGTAATTCCTTGGCTTTGTCTGCATGTTTTCGGGCCTCATCTAACTTGCCTGATTCTGTTGCGCTGCGTGCTTCCTGTAACAATTCTGCTAGTTCTTGACGTAGTTCGCGTTCTTTTTCATTCATGTTGTTTATCCCTCACTTTTTAGAATAAAAAAAGACCTTTATCCGATTGATAAAAGGTCAATTTCTAGTAACATTTTTTCTTTTTCGTGTTTGCGCTGCTCTTTTGTTGTGATCCCAAATTGCTCCATACTACGTTGATTGACTTCGCTAGAGTCATAGGCTGGAAATGGAGTAGGGGAGATTTCAGCAAGGTTTACGTCTGTTAACGTTCGTTCGTAAACATCTTCGTCCTTTAGATATGTCCAAGCATCTTTTCGGACATGAAAACCAAATGAAACCCCGTCTACATCTCCGCGCTGGATGGATTCATAAGCATCTTTACCCCAGGTGTTGTTAGGTAGATCAACTTCGAATCGTAGACCAATATCATCTTCGCTTAGTCGTAGCGTTTGATTTTTAGTGGAGCCGAGAACATAGTCCGTTCGGTGATTCCATAGGGCTTTAATGGTGTTTTCTTCGAGACTTCGAGAGAACGCACCTTGAGCCACTTTTTCGTAAAATTCCCCATAAATCAGCTTGCTGCGCTCGTTAAACTTGACGACATATCCACTAATGGAAAGTTGACCATTTTCTTTATCAGATCGAACTTCGATAGGGTGGAGGATATGCCTAATTTCTCTCTTATTCATCTGCTTGCTTTCCCCCCTTGCTAGACTTCGTTTTTTGTAGTTCTTCTAGTTGATCTAACCAAGTCATATTCAATGGAATGATAGGCCTATCGCCAATTTCCCCATAACCATTCTGGTTCTCTTTCTCCCTTACCTCATTGAAGGTGATAGCTGAAATAGATACCATATCCTTATAGTATTGAGCGCGACTTTGACTATCTCCGCGCAGCTCGCTTTCCACGTTAAACTTGGAATAATACTGTTTGCGCTCTTTGCTAGTGAATAACTTATAATCAATTTCTTGCTCCCAATTGGTTATGATCGGCTGCAAGGTATTTTTTACGTATTCAATGGATTGATGTTCAATATTTGAAAAGGTAGCTCGATCCAACTGTCCTAACTTATGGGGTGGAATTTTATAGATTTTGGCTATTTCACCAATGCCGAACTTTTGTGTCTCAATAAATTCAGCATCTTTCAACGGCATTCCTAAGCTTTGATAGTCCAAACCCCCGTCTAAAATAGCGACCTTATGAGCGTTATTTAATCCGGTATTTAATTTCTGCCACTCTTCTCTTGTTCGATCCTTCGCCTCCGGCTGCAAGATATTTGGTACTTTTAAAATCCCTCTACTAGTCGTACCATTCGCGTAAAACGCACCGATAAATTTATCTGACGCTTGTTGAATCCCAATCTTTTCACGGATGAATGAAATAGGGGAAATGCCCTTTAATCCTGTCTTACTAATAGCTTTTAAGTGGAGTACATCAAACCACGGGATTTTACGTTGCTCTCCATTTGGTAAAGTCGTTGTATACCACACTTCACCTGTGTTTGAATCGGTGGTTACTTCCGTCACAGATGGATTTAAGGGCCATAATGCCTCCGGTCTGCCATTCCATCCCCAATCAATAAGAGCGTAGGCATTTCCCCATAGCATTACATGTACTTGTAGCAACTCTTTAAACGTGTAGGCGCTCATATACGGATTAGGCCGAATGCCTAGTAGACTCGTGACCGGATGATTTCGATCTCGTTCGATTCTCTTTCCCTTGCGGGTGAAAATCTGGATCGGTAGCTTGCCGATATCGCCGCCTAAGATACTCGCGCATGTATAGACATTACTGTTTAATAGAGCTGTGTCACTTGTTACGCGTTCCCCACTATACGTAGTGGAACCACCAAGTAGATTAATGAGCCAGTCTTTCGGATTCTGTAAGTCTGATTCATTTTGAAATAAGCTCCTGAATATCATTGCTTTCACCTCCTGTCGTCAGGTACACTCGACAGTTTCTTGCCGATTAGAAAGCCTAAAAGACATAAAAAAACACCGGATACATAAAGTCCGGCGATACCATTTAGTAAGTAGGTGGCTGTCGTAATACAAGCGAATCCAGAGAGAATGAGAATATCCTCGATAAATAAGCATAGGAATTGGATAAATTTCATTCTTTCCTCCTTTCTTAGAAACTGAAATTACCGATAAGATATGTGCGTTTAAATCCGCTTTCGGGTCTCTACACATTACCCTTACATGTGCGTTTATCGCTGACGCTATCGGGTCGATCCGATCCCGTAGACTTAGACTTGTCCAGCATAATATTTTCCTGGGCATCCATCTTGGTAACTGCGTTTCCAATTGACCATTCTAGGACAGGGTTCTTGTCATGTAGAACCTTCTTTTCCAAAACCATTTCTCTGAAATTCTTAGTCGGCTCTGATAGAGTACGTACCCCTTGCCTAATTTCAATCATGGTATAGCCTTCTGCTTCCATATCAGCAGCGAATTGCGTTTGCGTTGTATGGATCGTAACAGATTTCTTTGATTTTCCATTCCTTTTCGCGCTCCATACGCTGAATATACGCCTTAATAAACGTGTAATCCACAACCGCCCCAGGAGTAGCCGTTATCCAACCTTGCTGGATATATAGATCATAGGGGAACCTATCTGTTTTTCTTTTTACTGCTAACGTATCCTCAGGTATAAAGGAATGATTTAATATAGCAATGTGGTCATTTTTTAAATCAAATTCAAATGACACACTGGTTAAGTCAATTTTTTTAGACAGGTCAATGCCAACGATACAATCAAATTCAGCAAGATTAGGGAATTCATCAACGCCGCATTTGGCCCAAGCCTTCAGTGACATATACCCGTTTTCTTTCTGATCTACCCACCGATTCATATTTTTGGTTAAGTAGTTTCGCATCTTCTCCGGTACGTCTAAAGCTGCTTTAAGCTCGCCACGCAAATAAGCCATACCCTCTTCATATGAACATAGGATCGGGTTGGCTTTTATCCAGACAGATTCATCTTTGATATCATCGTCCTTGTCAAGCTCGTTGACCATTACGAAATATTCATCATTTTCTATGGATGAATGAGGATCAAGGATATTCGAAATATACTTGTATTCCACACGATAGCAAGGGTGGTGCAGGTTGAATCCTGCTGTTGTAATAATCATCATTAACGGTTGACTACGTGCGCCCATACCCGACACAAGCACGTCATAAATTTCGGAAGTAGGGTGGGCGTGATACTCGTCAATGATGCCAGCTTGTACGTTAAAACCGTCACCCGTTTTTCCTGCATCTTTTGATAGAGCAGCGATAAAAGATTCACTTTTGAGATGCTGTATTTTTCCGTAGGCTACTTTGAACTTACCTTTTAGATCGGGGCAACCATCAATTTGCGTTCGTGATTCATTCCAGACAATTTTACTTTGCTCGGCTTTGGTAGCTCCGATGTAAACCTCTGACATGTTTTCACCGAAAGCAGAGGACTCATAGCTGGCTACAGCTCCCAAAGATTGCGACTTAGCATTTTTCCTCCCTACCTGCCAGTACGCTTTCCGAAAACGTCGTAGACCTGTATCCTTATGCACCCATCCATAAATGTTCCCAAAGACAAAAACTTGGATTTCATGAGGGGTTATTCGTTTACCAGCAAGTTTCCCTTTTGTGTGTCGAAACAAAGACATCCAATATAAAAACCGATGTGCTTTTTCCTCGTCAAAAATATAAGGAAAATGTTCCGTCCCCTCATTCTTGATATCATCCAGGAAACGGCTACACGCCCATTTGTGCTTCTCACAAGCAACTATCTCACCAGCTACGATATCAAGACTATAGTCAATTAGATATTGTTTAATCATAAATCACCGAACGTCTTTTCGACCTCGCTAGGCTCCTGCTTCTCCTGTTTCGGTATTACAAGTTTGCATCGAGAAGCAATGGTAAGGCCCAGGTCACTTGCTGCTGATCTACATTGCTTAAATAATTTATCCTGGTTAATCAATAAATCTGAATAAGCTGCGTTTGCTTCCTCCCATTCGTTCATGTCAATTACAGCCCCGTCTTCATCATGAATTGCTTGTTTGCGCTGTACTGTCAATTCCGTTTGTAACAAAGCATCTGTGACTTTTATATACATCTTTCGGGCATATAAAAAGCGAGCCAGTGCATCTACATCAAGATTAGTCATGATGCCGATTTGCAGCAGCTCGCTTGCAATCTTTTTAAATTCTTTTTTCAAGTCTTTCGGTAGGTAGTTAGGAGGCTTAACTTTGTCATTTGCCGCCTTTATTTCTTGGGCTTTACGCTGTTCTATTTCAGCTTTTGTTAGGTTTTTCTTTCCCTTGTAGAGCAGCAAGTCAACTGGTTGCCTTGGTCTAGCCAT